CGGCGGCGTGGCAGCGCGCGATGGAGACGGCGCTTGTCAAGGCGCACACCGCGGCGGGCATGGTCGGCATCGCGCAGCGCACCGGCGTGGACCCGCGCGGGCTGAGCAAGGCGGAGCGCGCCGACATTAAGCGCGCGGTGGGTGAGCAGTTGCCGTATCTGAGGCGCTTCGCCGCGCAGGCCGGGGACATGACGCCGGATGCCGTGGCCACACGCGCCGCGCTGTACGCCAGCGCGATCAAGGCCACGTACTACGAGCAGCGCTGGGGCACGTGGGAGATCCCCGATAATTTGATGCCGACCAAGCAGGCGTGTATGGTTCAGTGTAAATGTGAGATTTCTGTAGCTGACAACGGCGACGGCACCGGCACGCTGACGCGCACGATGCGCGGCGTGGAGAATCATTGCACTGAGTGCCCGCCGCTGGCAGGGGATCACGATGTTAAGCGGAGAGCGGCATGATCTCCATCACGCTCGACACCAGCGACCTGACATCGAAGCTATCCGCGCTCAATGCCGCGCAGCTCGCGCAGGACATCGGTGATGCGGTGGCCGACGACGTGATTGCTGAGGGCGCGAAGTATCCGGCGCAGTCGCACCGCAAGCGCGCGTTTGTCAGCGCCAAGCAGCGGCGGTTCTTCTTTGCCGCGCTCAAGAAGGGCACGATCACCGTCCCCTACCAGCGCACCGGCACGCTTGGCGGCAGCGCGGTCAAGCAGCCCTTCGGCGGCGGCGTGAACGTGCTATGGCAGGCGCCGTATGCTGAGATCGTCATGGGCGATAAGCAGGATACGTACTTCGACAACTGGCGCACCACGACCAAGATCGCCGCGCACGTCGAGGCAGACAACGCCGAACTGATTGCGACCGATAAGATCATGCAGGCACTAGCGAAAGCGGGGTTAACGTGACACAGCCTAGTAGACAAACAATTGACAGCGCTGTTACAATAGAGCAGAAGCGCGCGCAGGCCATGCGCCTGCGCAACGCCTATCTCGAAGTCCTGCGCGCGTTCGAGGATATGCACGATCTCCCGCGCAGTGTGCCGAGCAAAGTGGAGCGCGGCGAGGCGCCGCCGAAAGTGGAGCACCACAACCGATGACCGCACCCAGCACACCGATAGACCAGGCCGCCGACGTAACCGACGACGAGCGCAAGGCGATCGACGCGCGCACGCCACCGTATGACGGCGTGCGGATCTACGCCGACCTGATCGCGGTGCGGGCGCAGGCGAAGGTGGAGAAGAAAGCAAAGTGAAGTACGCCGCGCTGCTGCTCGTGTTCGCGCTTGCGGCCTGCGGTGGTGGGGCGCTGACACCCGCAACGATACAGGCGGCGCTCAGCAGCGCGGGCGCGTCGAACTACAGCGAGACGAAGGCTCCCAACGCAGTGCCGCAGAGCTATATCGGACATGCCAAGTTCGTATTAGCGGATAAGTCGGGCCAATACTTTCTCTGCGACACTAAGCGCAACTGTGATGCGATCTTCGCCTATTTCGACGCGTTCAAAGCGCTGGCCGGGCCGTACACGTACCAGAGCGGCAGCGGGCTGGTGGTGGTACAATTGAACTCGGAGTTAACACCGGCGCAAGCGGCGCCGATCGAGCAGGCAACCAAGAACCTTTAGCGCCTAACCCATAACTGCATACCCATCGGACTACCGGCGGGCTCTCGAAAGAGGGCCCGCCTTTTATTATGCCGCTCGCACCTGACAGCACAACCAGCCCAACGACCGGACGCGCCAAGATGACGCGCAGCGAGGCCGCGCGCCACGCCGCGCTGGTGCGCTACGGCAAAGAGGCGCCGTTTGCGGCGCGGCTGGCGGCGATCCGACAGGCGCGCCAGCACAAAGGCGGCAAAGGCAAGAAGCCCGCCGCTACGCCTGAGCAGCGCGACGCCAAGAAGCGCGCGGCGCAGACCGCGAACGTCAACACCGTCGGTGACAAGCTCGACGCCGCCGACATGCTGGCCGGCGCGGATGCCTACGACAACGGCAGCGACGTTGATCCGAAGATCCAAAAGGACATGGTTGCGGCGGGCCTAGGCGAGATGGGCAAGGATGGCTCGTTCCGCCTGTCAAGCACCGGGCGCGAAGCGCTCAGCGCAGCCCGCCGCGGCGACATTGGCGCGGCCAAGGACGCGCTATCGCGTGGCAAAGACGGCGTCGCGGTCGCCGGTGAGCGCGCGGCAGCCGGCGCGGCGCGACAGGCGGCGCAGGACCAGCGCAAGCAGGCGATGGCGCAGCGCGATGCCGAGCGCGTCAAGAAGCAGGCGGAGAAGGAAAAGGCCAAGGCCAAGGCGAGCGGGGGCGGCGGCAAGGGCGGCAGCAAAGAGCCGACGACTGACAAGGCCACGCAGCGCATCCAAGAGCGCGCCGACAACCGCAGCGGCGTGCAGGCCGCGCTAGAGCAGAGCGCCGGCGCATCGCTCAACCCGATCGCGTTCGACGCCATCACGCAGTTTGCCGACGGCAACGACCCCAACCCCGAGATCCTTGGCGCGCTGGCCGACCACACCGGACTGATTGAGCGCGACAGCAGCGGCGGCTACCGCATGACGCCCGAGGGCCGCCAGTACGTCTCTGCCGCCGACAAGGGCAACAGCCGCGCCGCCAGCGATGCGATGTCGCGCGCGATGGACAAAGTAAACGCAAAGACGCCAGCGCCGGCCAGCGCTGATACGCAACCGCCTGCGCCAGCCGAGCCAGGGCCAAACCAGCAGGTCAGGCTTGACAAGCGTGAGGCCGGGCGCGTGCGGCGTCGGCTGCATATAGCGAAGAACGCAAAGAAGGCGCTGATGAGCGGCTCGCTTGTGGAATGGCTTGACGATCAGCGCGCAGACTTCAACCTAGCAGAACACACAAAGGATCTTGATATGCCCTACTCCGACATTCTCGACAGCCTAACGCCGCTTTCCGCCGCCCTCGCAGAGCTTGGCGACGCCGCCATCAAGGCCGGCGCGCGGCACAGCGGCGGCGACCAGGCGATCTTGCAGCAGATATTCGAGGCCGCGAACGAGATCGAGGAGCTCGCCGTGGCGCTGGGCGCCGATCCGGGCGACGACGTGGATGAGGGCGACGAACCCGACGATACCGAAGAGGGCGGCACGGTGGAGATGGTCGAGGGCAAGGGCATCGAGATATTCAGCACCGAGGGCGGCGCGATCAAGGCGCTGGACGGTGACAGCATCGGCGGCTACGCGGTGCTGTTCGGGGCGCCGGATATGCACGACCTCAGTCAGCAGCGCGACTACTTCACCAAGTCCACCGACTTTTGGCTGACCCGCTTCGGCTGGCCGCGCCCGATCACGTACCACCACGGCATGGACCCCGATACCGCCAACGACCCGATCGTCGGTGAGTGGAAGAGCGCGCGGATTGATGACGTGGGCGTGTGGATGGAGGGCCAGCTTGACAAGGCGCACAAGTACCACACCGCGGTCAAAGAGCTTATCCGCCGCGGCTACTTGAAGCTGAGCAGCGACAGCGCGCCGCAGTGGGTGCAGCGCGAGCGCAACATGGACACCGGCGCGAACGAGGTCAAGCGCTGGCCGCTGATCACGGCGTCAACCACGGTCACGCCAGCGGAACCGAGGATGGCCGCACTCTCTCTCAAGGCGTTAATGGCCGATCTTGGCCTTGACGATATAGATGACAACCAAGAGGCGAACGAGCCGAGCGACAGCGATAGGCACGACGGTGCGAAGGCTGACGACGATCGGGCGCGCGTGTTGTTGCTGGAACTCGATTTACTCTCATTGGAGGCAACACCATGAGCGATATGCTCACCGTCTCTGCCTATGTCGAGAAGGCCCGCGCCGCGATTGCGGCGGGCAACATTGACGAGGCTGAGGCGATCACCAGGCAGGCCCGCGCCGCCAAGGCGCTGGTTGACCTGGAGCCCAAGGTAGACCCCGCGAGCCGACTGCCGTTTGCCGACGCGCCGGCCGATGCGCCGCGCGAGACTGCGAACGACATCGCAACCAAGTCGTGGTACGCGCGCCAGTATGGCGACAGCGGCACCGCGATGGATCAGGTGATGACCGAGCTGTACGGCTCCGATCACCGCAAGTTCGCCTGGGCCAAGTCGGCCGACTTTGTGCAGTACGTGCGCACCGGCCGCGCCGATCCGCAGTTCCATCGGTCGCTGGTCTACAGCCCGACCCAGGTCGAGAGCTTCCTACAGCTCGGCATGAGCGTCAAGGAGCTGAAGGCGACCCAGGTCGAGAGCCAGGATGTGCTGGGAGGCTATCTGATCCCCGAGGACTTCCGGGATCGGATGATCCAGCGCATGGTCGGCCTTGTGGCGATGCGCCAGATGGCTGAGACCATGACCACCACGTCGGACCGCGTGACGATCCCGGTCACCACCGGCGGCGACGACCAGTACAGCGGCGCGGTTCGCTGGACCAAGGTCGATGAGTCGCCGCTCGGCACCGAGGCCGCGACGAACGCGACGTACGGCAGCATCACCATTCCGGTGCACACCGTCATGGGCCACGTCGCGGTATCGAAGAACCTGCTGGAAGATGCGCAGGGCGCGCTGAGCGTCATGCCGTATCTTGAGCGGCAGTTTGCCGATAGCCTCGCGATCTTCGAGGATTATCAGTTCCTCGTGGGCAACGGCGTCGGCGGGCCACAGGGCGTGCTCAAGGACAACACCACCGGCGGGCCGAACACGTTCGCGTACGGCTCGATCGCTACGCAGGTGTCGGGCAACGCAACCGCGCTGACCGGCGACGCCTTCCGCCAGATGCCGTACCAGATCCCCTCGCAGTACCGCAACGCGGGCGCGAAGTGGGTGATGGCGCGCGGCACCCTGCGGGTCAGCAAGACGCTCAAGACCGGCGTCGGGGACTACCTGTGGGCCGATCGCAATCAGCAGCTCCAGAACGGCCAGCCGGCCACGCTGGAGGGCTACAGCATCACCGAGACCGAGACGCTGGCCAGCCCGACCAGCACCAGCGTCACGACCTACACGGCGAACGTGTACCCGGTGCTGCTGGTGACGAAGGGCAGCTACCTGATCATCGACAAGGTGGGGATGGACGTGACTCGCTACGATGACGCCACCACGGCGAAGTCCAACAGCGTGGTCCTAGTCGCGCGGCGCCGGCTCGGCGGGCAGGTCATCCTGCCGTGGGGCATCGCCGTGATGAAGGTGAGCACGTAAATGGCACACGATTTCTTCACTAACGCGCGCGTCACTCCGCTGGTCAACACCGCCGGCACGCTGGTCAACACGACCGCCGACGGGACGAGCCAGGGCACGATCGCGGTTGGCGACTACGAGTACCACACATTCGTGTATGCCGGCTCGATCGCCAACACCGGCACCGTGTTTCTGTACGCGCTTCAGTCCGGGCAGACAAGCCTGGTGCTCGGATCGTTCATCATCGGCAGCATGAACAACTCGTTCGTGTGGGATGTCAAAACCGACGCGTTCAACTCGTCACTGGCGGGCGGGACCGGCGGCACGCTGTACACCAACCTTGGCGCGCTGGTCAAGGTTGACAGCGGCGGGACGTGGCGCGGGGCGGCGGCGTGGTACTCGCGCCAGCCGCGCACCGCCGGCACCACGCCGCTGGCGCTCGGCTGGGGCAGCGTCGGCACGACGCTGTACTAAGGAGGTAGATCATGGCGGGTGAAAATACCGCGGTTCGCTTCCTCCCCGGCGGCAGCGTGCTCCAGGTCGGGGCCGGCGGCACGATCGACGCCGCAAGCGCGGGCAGCGTCTCACTGCCCGCGGCGGTGAGCTTCGCCGGCACTGTCATCATTGGCGGCACGGCCGGGCGCTGGGCGTTCGGCACGGTCGGCCTAACGTCGGGCGTGGGCACGATCGCAACCGGCTTCTCGCGCGTGATTAGTGCGTCCGTGCAGCCGGTCAGCCCCGACCCGCCCGGCCTGGGGTCGTTCACCACGGCGGTGATCGACCTGTCGTTGTCGGCGTCCGGGTCGGTGATCATTCGGGCCGGCGCCGGCACGCTGCCGTACACCAACAACGGGACGGCGGCGTGGATGGCGCTGGGGATCTAGGATTGGACGTGGGTGCGCGGTGTTGAGCCGCGCACCTTACGGAGTAGCAATACATGGCAGCAGATGTAGAGTTCGCGCCACGGCTCGGCACGGCGCTAGCGACGTTCACGCAGACCGGCACCTACAGCAACACCGTGCAGCTGAACGGCCGCCTGGTCGGGCTGTACTCGGATAACTGGCCGAGCGCGGGCACGTTCACGTTTCGATCATCGTTCACGCCGGCGGGCACCGGCTGGCCGGTGCAGTCATGGGACGGCACGGCCTACCGGCTCTCCGCGTTCGGCTCGGGCACGTTCTACACGATCGGCGGACTGCCGTACACCACGCAGTCGCTCACCTATCTGGTGCTCCAGTGCGGCACGCCGGGCACCGCTGGCGTGGCGGCGGGCGGCACGGTCGTGCTTGTGACGGAGCAGCGCTAGATGGCGCGCAACTACAGCAACACCGCCGCTGATACTACGCTCACCGCGGGGATTGGCGCCGGCAACACATCGCTGACCGTTGCGAGCACCACCGGATGGCCGTCGGTGCCGTTCGCCGCGGTGCTCGACCCCGGCGCGGCCGGCGAGGAGGCGGTACAGGTTACGGCGGCCGTCGGCGCCACGTGGACAGTCACGCGCGGCTACGACGGCACCAGCGCGGCATCGCACTCCAGCGGCGCAACGGTGCGGCACGCGGCGATTGCCGCCGACTTCACCGAGCGCGCGGTGCTGGCCTCTGCGAACGTGTTCACCAATCACAACGCATTCGGCGTAGACGCGGCGGTAGACAGCGGCGCGCCGAACGACCCCGGCAGCGCGGTCAATGCAGTTGTGGTCATTGGCGAGACGATGACCGACCTGACCGGCGATGAGGCCGATGGACTACTCATACAAGTTCAGCTTGATCCGGCGGGTGCGGTGAACGCCGCCGCCACCGGCGCCAATATCGTTGTCCAGACAAAGGACACCAACGCCAGTAATTACCCGATCATAACGGGCATCAACGGCGCGGCGGTGCATAACGGCGCTGGCCGCGTTGACTCGCTGCGCGGGTTTTCGTTCAGCCTGACGAACGCGGGCGCGGGCGATGTCACCGAGGCCACGACGGTCTATGTCACCGCGCCATTTGGCGCGAGCGATGCGAGTATCGGCATCGAGATTCTGGGCCACGATACCGCGATTGTGGCCGACGCCGGCGCGACGTTCGGCGGCGACGTGACGGCGCCGAACCTGCTGACAACCACGGTGGCCGCCGCGACGTATCAGCCGCTTGATGCTGATCTGACAGCCATAGCCGCGCTCACGTCAACGGGCGTGCTTCAGCGCACGGGCAGT